TATTAATCAAGCTAATGAGATGGGGATTTCTCCTGCAATGAGACATTTGGGATATCCCGCCTCATATCACACAGCTAAAACCTTCTATGAAAAGCGGGGAGTAGAAATGCCTACCATTAATACTCTTGCTCAAATGGCTAGAAACATAGGAGTATTCTATACAGATAAAGAGAAAGTAATAGCTGCACAAGCAATTATAGATAGATCTGTAGAACAGTTATACCAAGATAATTTAACATCTGATGATATAAATAAGCTGGGGAATGCAATACATAAGGCTATTCAGACTATTAACCTTGTAGAAGGAAAGAGTACAGCTATTAATGAAAGTAGATCTAAGGATGGATCTGACTTGGCTATTATGGATCTATTGAATGAAGCTAAAATGAGAAATGAGATAGTTAAAGATCAATTAGCCAATGTTGATCAAACTAAATAGATATACATATAGGGTACCCAGTCCTAGATTATTTATTTAAAAATATTTTTTGCTATATCAAATAAATATTTAGAATAAAATTAAAATGAGATACTAAATGGAGGAATATGTCAGACAAAAAGCCTGAAGTTAGAATAGATAAAAATAAACACGGGATACGTAGAGAAACTACATATCCTCAAAAGCCTTCTAAGGGCTCTAGGAAAGATAAATAATTGCAGGCATCAGATTACTTTAAAGATGTTCCATTAGAGCTCCTAGCCCTATCTGAAGGCCGTAGAGAGCTAACTAAATATGATCCTATGCTCTTTGCTTTAATCTATTTGCCACATCATTTAAAAAATGCTGCTGGAGAACTCACTTTATCTGAATTTCATACAGATCTAGCTGAATATGGCAAACTATGGATTAATCCACCTTCCCGCCCTAAGCAACATAGAGATGCATTCATTGCTCCAAGAGAATGTGGTAAATCTACTTGGATATTTCTTATTTTGCCTATGTGGGCTGCCGCTCATGGTCATGTTAAGTTTATTGCTGCATTTTCAGATGCTGCATCACAGGCAGAGACTCACTTAATGACATTTAAAAATGAATTGGAAACAAATGACTATCTTAGACAAGATTACAAAGAATTATGCACACCTAAAATTGTCGGCTCAACTGGGCGTTCCCTTGCATCAAACTCTTGGCGTATTATTCAGTCAAATGATTTTATATTCGACGCTAACGGTATTGACACTAACTCTCTTGGTAAAAAGGTGTTTGGCCAACGCCCTGACCTCATTATTCTTGATGATATCGAAAAAGGCGAAAAGAATTACTCAGAATATCAGGCAGGACAACAGAAAAACACCGTCTTCGACGATATAGCCCCTATGAACATATATGCTCGTATGATCTTCGTTGGGACCACCACCATGCCCAACTCAGTAATGGATCAATTCCGCAAATATTCAGAAGGCCAGCGTGACCAAGACCTAGGGTGGATTGAAGAGCAGAATGTTAGAGTTCACTACTACCCAGCTATCTTGCCAAATGACGACGGGTCTGAAAGATCAGTATGGCCAGAGAAATGGCCTTTAGATTGGCTAGTAAGCCAAAGGCATTTAAGAGATTTTGCAAAGAACTACATGAATCGTCCTATCAATACAGACGGTACATTTTGGACAAATGAAGATATAATTATACAAGAGGCAGAAGAATATGGAAATACAATTATTTCTGTTGACCCTGCTGTTACAAAAAATAAAGTTTCTGACTATACAGGAGTAGCTGTATTGTCAAGAGGTACAGATGTATTGGGTAACGAAGTTATTTATGTTCGTGAAGCAATGCAATTAAAGGTATCTCCTTCCGATTTAGCCGCTAGAGTAGCTGACTTGGTAGAAATATACGAACCTGGGGTGCTCTACGTTGAGACAAACCAGGGTGGAGATCTATGGAAGGATGTTTTTAAAGGCATTCCTGCTAAATATAGATCAAAACATCAAAAAATCTCTAAACAGGTACGTGCTGGTAAAGCTTTGAACTTCTACCAACAAGGCAAAGTTAAACACACAAAGCACTTCCCTTCGCTAGAAGAACAGATGTGGTCTTTCCCAAAAGTAAGCCATGATGACGTTCTTGACGCCGTAGTATCAGGAGTTCTTTACTTCCTTGATAATAAGGCAGTAAAAGTTGGTGCAAGACAAATAAATTATGCAAGGAGCAGATAATGTCAGACATTAAATTAGCTCTCGACCACATTGTTGAGAGCAGAGAACACTATAAGAAGGCTGAAGCATACTATGAAGGAAATCAAGAAGAGATTTTTGCTAGTCGTAGATGGACTCGTCTATTTAGAAAAGATAAAGTAGACTATCAGTTCAATTTCTCACGCACAGTTATTGATGCGGTCCTTAATAGACTAGAAATTGCTACAGTTTCAACCCCAGATGAAGCGGCTAATCAAAAGATTAACCAATACTGGGAACAGAATGATCTAAAGCTAGATGCTGAAGAAATTCACAGAAAGGCTCTTGTTTATGGAGATTGTTATGCAATTGTATGGCCAGAAGAAGATGGAACCATCACAATTAACTACAACTCACCATTGACAACAGCTATTATTTATGATCCAGAAAATCCACGTAAAAAGTCATTTGCTACAAAGCTATGGCAGATTACTACATCTTCTGGACAAAATCAAATTAATTTAAACCTATACTATGCAGATAGAATTGAAAAATATTCAATGTATGGTCATTTGGATAACCTAACAGCAAGTTCAAACTTTCAATTTGTAGAAATTGTGCCAAATCCGTGGAATGAAGTGCCAGTATTCCATTTCCGCACAACAAAGCAGTACGGAAGACCAGAACATGCTGATGCAATGGGTCCTCAAGATGCAATTAACAAATTAATTGCTACTCACATGTACACAGTTGATTATCAGGGTGCACCACAGCGTTATGCCTTATCATCTGGTGGAAATGAAGCAGAATTTGAAGACTTTAATGATGATTCAACAGCCAGAGACAACCTTGGAGCACTACAAAATGGTCCAGGAGAACTTTGGTATCTTAAAGGTGTCAATTCAGTTGGACAATTTGCTCCTGCTGATCCAAAGACATTTACAGAACCAGTCAAGGATTTCATTCGTGCAATGGCTTCGCTAACAAGCACACCTTTGCATTATTTTGAAAAGACTGGTAATATACCTAGTGGAGAGGCGTTAAGAACAGCTGAAGGACCACTTCTAAAGAAGGTCGAAGACCGTCAATACGCATTTGGAAATACATGGAGAGATCTATTCAGATTTATGCTTAAGATTGATGGCATTATCACTGACGTAGAAGTTTCATGGGAGTTCGTAGAAACTATGGACAGCCTAGATGCATGGGAAGTAGCTATTAAGAAAAGCTTAGTTGGCGTACCTCTAGAACAAATCCTAGTAGAAATGGGCTATGATCTTGAAATTGCTCAAAGAATTGTTGCAAACTCAACTCAAAACGCTCAAATTCAGCAAGGACTAAATACAACAAATATATTACGCCAAAATGGAGTAGATATCTAGAAGATTGGACGATCTAATGGAACAAACAGAAACACAAGAACAATTAAATAACGAAACAATAGAGATTAAAGACCCAAAGGCTGTTTTGGATGCTTTGGAGCGGGCAAAATCAGATGCTAAGCGCTTTAGAGAAGAAAAGGAAGCCCTAGAAGTCGACTTAAACTCAAAAGATCAAAAAATAGCTGAATATTCAGGAAGATTGTTAAAAGATCAGGTTAAGAAAAGCATTGCAGACTTAAATTTAACAAATTCCGATAGATTGCTTAAGTATATAGACTTTAATGCCTTGGATTTTGATGAAGAATTCAATATTAAAGGCTTAGATGCTCAAATTAATAATTTAAAGCAAGACTTCCCAGAATTATTTGATCCAAAGCTTCTCGTAGGTGGAAAAGCTGACTCAGCAGATGCCAATGTGGTAGATGCTAAGCTTTCCGTATCAGACAAGCAAGCTAAGCTATTGCTTGGGAGATAGAATTGTGCTAAAATATAACCAGGTAAACTCCAGTTGGACGATTGGGTTTACTACGGTTAAAAATTGGACGATTTTAAATCCTAATAAACTCAAATCAAACAAATTAAAGGAGAAATAACATGGCCGCAGGTCGCACAGATCTCACCGAAGGTAATGGTTATATTCCAGAGGAAAAAGGTTCCGTTGCTATTCAAGCAACACTTGCTAACTCTGTAGTAGAAGCATTTGCTCGTCGTGAGAATATGTCTTCACGCACTAAGGGTGTACCACGTTTCGTATCAAACGCTCCAACTGTTGTCGCAGAAGGCGTCGACATTCCGAACTCAGATACAACACTAGACGAGGTAGTTCTTACTGCTAAGAAGTACGCACAAATTTTTAATATCTCAGAGGAAGATCTAAACGATTCACTCGTAGATACACTTAACACATACAAGAGAGAGTGGGCATCACTATGGGCTCGCAAATATGATAACGCTTGCCTTGGAGTAACAGCAGTAGGCGATGGAGATGACGGACAACCTTTCGATTCTCTATACTACGCAGTTTCACAATACAACTCAGCATCAAACCGCATTCAGACAGCTGGAGCATTGACATTCAATGACATTTCAGATGCACTAGGTCTTGCTGAATCAAGCAAGTACTTTGATGCTGCTAACACAGTATTCATTGCACACCCAAAGATGCTTTCACACATCCGTAACATGGAAACAACAGGTGGAAACCTTGTTCTTCCAAATCCAATGGCAGCACAGCCAGGATCATTGTTCGGATATCCACTAGTAACATCATACGGAGCAGCTACATCAGCAGCAGCTACAGCAACACCATCAGGTAACCCACTTCTTATCGTAGGTAACCGTCAGATGATGATCAACGGTGTTCGTAGCAGCATTGAATCAGCTGTATCTCGTGATGCAGACTTTTCTAAGGATGGAGTTCTTCTCAAGACACGTATTCGTCGTGGCTTTGCAGTTGCAGCAGCTGAAGCTTTTGCAATTGTTGAGAAGACTTCAGCATAAGGGGGAATATAACAAATGGCATCAAAACTATACGGTAACTTCCTTAAGCAAGCACTTAACAAGGAGATCGATTTCGATACAGATACCATCAAGGTAGCTCTCGTTTCATCTTCATATACTCCTAACCAGGATACACATGACTACTGGGATGACGTAAATACTTACGAAGTTTCAGGAACAGGTTACACATCTGGTGGAGCAACTCTAGCTTCAAAGACTTCAACTTACGACTCAGGAACAAACACAATCGTGCTTGATGCTGCTGACGTAACTTGGTCAAGCTCAACAATTACTGCTCGTTATGCAGTCGTTTACAATGACTCAGGTGCATCTGCAGCTGCGAAGGCTCTTATCGGCTACGTAGACTTCGGTTCAAACCAGTCATCAACAAACGGTAACTTTACTATTACATGGGATGCAACAGGTATTGTTCGCATTACAGTTGCGTAAGGTATAATAGATAGATGAACGTAAGGGTAGAGGCTAAGCCAATGACAGTAGCTTCAGCGATGACTGAACCTGTCCTAATTGCAACTGTAGCCATAGATAACGCCTCCAAGATTGTTATCACAGACAATGCTGGCCTCTCCCTTACTGTTCCTACAATTAGCGGACATAGTATTTCCGCAATCAATCCAGAATTTTTGAAAGTAGGTGTTAAGGCTGCGGCATAATTTGTCGCAGTCTTTTTTATTATGGGTGCATTTGAAGATGTAATGTCAGGACTTGGCCCTTACGCATGGGCTAAATTAAACGAAACTGGATCTGCAAATTTTGCAAACAGCGGAAGCATGGGCGGAAACTGGGCGAGACAGGGGGTATTGATTCTACAAATGGAGCATCTACCCCTACAGGACAATTAATTTTTACTATTGATCCATTTAGATCAGCATCATCATTTTCAATGTGGTTTAAGCGTACTGGTGGTACATATACTACTGCAAGAAACCTTATCGAAGCTTATACAAGCTCATCATATAATATGGACTCAAGTGGAGAATGCGGCATTAATACATCTGGCTATGTTCAATTTGGACCCAGATATAGCACAGCAATGACTTCCATGACCTCGAACGTAAACGTTCTTGACGGAAATTGGCACCACATTGCATTTACAAGAAATGGCACAACTGCCAAGATTTATATTGATGGAAATCTTACAAATACTGGAACAGCTGGTTCTGGAGTAAACACTACTGCCGTAACAACTTATATTGGACTTGCTACTGGTGACGGTACAAATACTTATGATGAAGTAGCCTTTTTTCAAAAAGAATTAACAGCTGCTGAAGTTGCTTCTTTGTATTCAGGAAGCACAGCAACAAATATTAACTATACAGATACTGCTGGCATGGCAACAGCCACACCACATGCTTTAATGGTCGATCCAGCAATTTCTTTACAATCAAGCGTTCAATACACAGCAGATCCTTCTACAGCAAGTGCTGACACAGTAAGCCCAACAGTAAGCGCTGATAGCAGTGCAGAATACGCTGCAGATGCCTCTACAGCATCATCTGAAATGGTTGATTCTACAGTAGAGTCTGTGGCGGCGGATCCAATGGATGCCTCTTCATTATCTCCAGCAAACATATTCTTTGGAGTAGTTGTTGAAGATACAGATTACACAGTTCAAGCTAGACAAATTATTGCAAGTGTTGCAAATCAGGCAGTCACTACATCATTTACAATTGGTACAGATAATGGTGGAGGCGGAGGAAAAGTATCTCTTGCCTTAAAACCAACTGCTGGATTCCCACCAGCAAATAAAATTGTTAAGGCTAAATTCCACCCAACACAGGTAACTGCATCTACTGGAGCAGATGATGGTGGAAATAACACATTTAATATTTACGTATTCACAGAAGATCCTGGAAGCAATTTCCAAAGCATGACTTATGCAAATCTTCCTGCAAAAGTATTACTTTATGCAACAAGATTAACAGATGACGGAGTTAGCTTTAAACCAGATCTAACTGCAGCATTTAATGATGCCCGTTCACATGACTATGGTATTTTAATTGAGCATGTGGGTACTGGCGGTTCTTCATATGACAGAACAGAATTCTCAGTACCAAATGGCGTAGATGATAGCTTGCTTTATATTCTTTCATCAGATGTTGTAAGCAAAAACCTAAACGCAGATGCAATTACTGCTTCTGGCGAAATGGTAGACCCATCTACAACAACTATTAATAATTTAGATTTAGCAGCAGACGTTGTTACAGCAAATGCTGAGATGGTTGATCCAGTAAGCACAACTTCTCAAAATACAAGCTTCACAGATAGCCCATGGACTGCATCAGCTCAATTTGTAGACCCAGCAGTAGCAGCAGAGTTAGTAGTTACATCAGGACACCTTGAGGCAGATTCTCTAATGGTTGATCCAACTCTTAGCATTACTGGCACATATATTTATTACTCAACAGAGCCTGTAGGAACCGCATCTGCAGAATTTATGTCAGTTGGATGGAATATTGGCGAAGACAACGTAGCAGTACATATGGATGCTTCCGCATCTATGGTTGACCCATCACTTCGTGCAGATAACCTACAGTACGCAAACGAAACAAACGGACACCTTGCAGAAATGCTTGATCCATCAATCACGGTTGTTCTTAACTCACAAACTGTAAATGCCACACCAATGGAAGCAAATATTGCTTTCCCTAACCCAGTTTATAGCCGTGCATTAGATCCATATTACTCACGTATTCGTGAATTGCTTGGCGATGATGATAATGCTGCTACAGCTAAACCATCCTACCTATTTATCTTTGATGGATTAGATAGTGATACTTATGGCTGGAAGCCAACTATTAAAAATGCCAACTGGACTTCATTTGATGGAGACTACACAACTTACGGTGTAACTGCTGGAGGAATAGTACCAGCACCAGGTGGCCGTAGAGCCCAGACATTGACCAATACGGGCGTTACATATTCAATGGGTCTATATGACTCAACTGGACGCTATGATGGCTCTAAATCGGCTGTAGAAGCCGTTTTAAGGGTATCTGAGGCTAACGCTGGTCAGTTCTATCAAAGAAGATTTGTTTCAAGCATTGGTGGCGGGTCTGAAGTAAGACTTTCTATCAATAACGGTAAGATAAGATTTGAATTATGGAGCGCTGGATCAAGGACTGGATTTAACTTTGTTACAGCTTATGAAGGATTTAAGAATATTGCTGATGGTCAATGGCACCATATCATTGTTAATTTCAGCGATGATGTTGTAAATGGACCAAACTATTTTGATATTTATGTTGATGGACAGCGTGATTTTAAGCGTTTCCAGGGAATGTCAAATGCTACAAAGGGTCGTCCATCATCATTAGTTGCAAACTTTACTGGAGATATCCAGTCTATAGCACACTATGAACTTGAGCTTAGCCAAGACGATATTGTAAAGAATTACTACCTTGCTTTAGATATTGATGCTATTGAAGCTGAACCAATGATCGCTACACTTGCAGATATTGTTCAGCCTAAGAGGGTTCGTGGTAACAGAGTAAGAATGCTTATGCTTTACACAGGATATGCTCCAGGATTCTATCCTGATGGATATAGAGTTCGTGAGGGTGGCCAGCTAATTACAGATGGTAAAGAATTTGACTATGATTTTGGCCCTACATTACCTGTATCTGAAGATCTTTCAACATCAATATATTGGGGAGATGTAGATGTATTTACACAGCCAATTCTTGGACCATGGAGAGATGCAATTTCTGATGACTTTAGAACTATTGATTTACGCACAGACGTATCATTAGCTGATTTTGATATTGTTTCCTTCCGTGATTATCCAAACGAATCTACAGAATATGACAGAATAAATACAATTGACCTTGGTGGAACTACTGGGGCAAGATTAAGAGATGTTTGGCAAAAAGAACGTGAGACATTTGCTAGAAACTTGTTATTAGCAATAAATCAAACTGGAACATCATTATATGTAAATGACCCACAACTAGCTATTGACCTTGGAATTGTTGATAGAGTTGTTCAAGTTAGCGATAATGTTGGCAGAGGTGGAGATGTTAATAATGCTGGAAATGGAGCAGGAGCATTTGACCCACGCTCATACGATATAGATCCATTTGTTGGAAATGGTCGTGGAACTGGAATTACTCCAGCAATTAATCAAGGTCTTGGATTCTCTGATACACACACATATGCATTCCATAGAATTATTAATGAAGTTGATGGAATTACAGATTCAAGCTCAAGATCTGGAAAATATTATATAAAAAATCTTACAAGATATATTCCTTACAGCCCATTTGAAATTGATAGATATTCATTTAAATATGGCCAAGCTGCACTAAATGAAGATTTCTATGTAAATAATGCTGGTCTACATGGAACAGTTGGTGGACCATACTATCGTCAACAGCAGTTTGCTGGAACTGGAGATAGATGGAATTTAATTCTTGTACCACCATCAAATGTTAAATCTGGAAAAATTGTAACTGCAATTTCTCCAACATATTACGATGGAAGAAGTTCTACAGCTAATCCATATTCTGGATATGCAACAACAATTGCTGTTGAACCAGGACAAAATATTTCTGGAATTCAGATGAACGCCAAGGTATTTGTTAGCTTTGCAGAACCAATGCAAAGCTCAGCACCAAACTCAGCATTGAGATACCAGGATCAGACAAAACCAATAACTGATTTAGATGCTGATCAAGTTGATTTTATGTGGGGTGGAGAAGCTGCTAATTGGCAATATTCTACATTTAGACAAACAACTACACTTCAAAACATTAACACAACATATGCTTCAAATTACGGTCCTGCTACAAGAACTTCTGGCGAGGCTGAAGCTGGAAGAACTGGTTTAGAAAGAAATGTTGCTGGAAGAGATACTGTTGTTTGGGTTTCATTAAATCTACCAGTTATTGAAATTTATAATAATTATCAAGAAGGACTTTACACGCAATTTACTGCATCTAATGCTGGTTGGAGATGGCTATCAACTCCAATTGAAATTGCAGAAAATGATTCTATTCAACGCCCAATTGCAATGACAGCAACAGCTGAAATTGTTGATGCAACAGTAGAGCTTGAAGTAAATAATGAAATATTTGCTACAACAATGGTTGCATCAGCCACAATTGTTCAGCCAACAAATTACGGTTTACCAGATGCCCTAGCACTGGCTTTGCCAATGACAGTATTTGCACAAATGCCGTCAATAGTAAAGGTAGTTTATGCAGATCCTATGACTGCTACTACAAATCTAGGACAAAACTTTACAATTACTGTTAGTGGAGAAATGGTTGTATTAACACTTCCACACTCTGACGCAGTGCTGTATATAAAGGAGAATATAAGTAACTAATGATAAGTCAATATTGGATTGACCAAATCCCTGCAAGGCCAATAGTCATTGATATAAAAGACTCTAGCGGCGCTGCAGCAAATTTGGCGGGGTATACAACAATCACCCCATATTTAATTGATGAAAGAAATAACGAAGTAGATATAACTGGTTATACACTAGACATTTCTCAAAGGGCAAATGGAAGAATTCTATTTACCTTTCCGCAGGGTAGAACTGTCTTTGATGAACCAGGAGATTATTTGCTTCAGATAGAACTTAAAACTATTTCAAGCGGTACAACAACAAATTTAGATTTTACTACTGCTCATAGAATAGTTGTAAAAGCTTTGGGAGGTGTAAATAGATAATGTTTGTAACAACTGAAGGAGTAACAGAATTAACAGGCAAGGAAGTAACTCTTGACTTAATTCGTCGTGCACAAGGCTTAATTGAATCATACACAGGAATGCCAGAAGTTCTTGTAGAAAATACAAAAGACTCTGAAATTCTTCGCAAAATGACAGCATATCAGTGCGCTTATATGTTGGAAAACGAATCTATTGTTTGGGATCAGGTTGCTGTAACAGCAGCTGGTTCTGGAGAATCAGTTTCATCTTTTAGATTAGATCTAGATGCACCATATATGTCACCATTGGCAATAATTGCTAGCAGAAGACTTTCAATTTATAAGTCAAAATCAGTTCACACTGGAAGAGTATTTCAATATTCACCAGTTTCTAACTGGAAAAAGGACTAAATATGAAACTTAGAGCATACCAAAAATATTATTATACGGTTGATGTTTATGATTACACTGAAACAACAAATGTAAACGGAGATATTGTAAGACAATACGACTATCTTGATACACGTAATATAGACATAACTACTGATAACACTAATAAAATAATTATTCGTGCTGAATTACCTATTACTAAAAATTATCAATTGCGTAATCTTAAAGATAGAGGTGGTAATGATGTTCAGCCTGGATATTGGTGGTTTATTAGTTCAGTAGAACCTGTAATAAATGCTCTAGGTTTTATTGAAGGATATAAAATGAAGACTGGAGCTGCAACATTAACATGACAGA